GGGTAACACGCGCAAGCCTAAGTTCGAGATCGTGAAGTGGGTCGCACGCGATAGCATTGAGTGGGATGAGGCTGCACCGGAAGCAGCACCGGAGGATGATATCGAAAGCGACGATTTTTGATAGCGAAGGGGCGGGCAATCAAGCCCGCCCCACATTTGTCGGGGGACAGATGTCTTATTTGGAACCATTACTGAAAGCTGCAAAGCAATATTGGGGTCCACCCAATGAGCGGCTATCGACGGGCAAGCAATTGCGGTACGGCAGCCATGGCAGCAAAGCGATCGACCTGGAGAAAGAAATCTGGTTCGATCACGAATTGGACCAAGGCGGCGGGCTGGCTGACTTGATCCGTATGCAGGAGCCTGATATCAGCGTTGTCGATCGCATGGCGGAATTTGGTTTGCCTAAAACTGGCCAGCGAACAGAGACTGCATATAATTACACAGACGCTGACGGCGTGATCCGTTATCAGGTTGTCCGCATCGATAGCAGCGACGGCAAGACTTACCGGCAGCGTCAGATCGCCGACGATGGCAATCCTATATATTCTATGGCCGGCGTCACGGCATTGCCGTATCGGCTTGCCGATATTCTGAACAGCACGGGTCCGATCTTCGTGTGTGAAGGAGAGAAGACTGCCGACGCGGTGGCAAGCCTTGGGCTGGTGGCAACGACAGCGCACGGCGGTGCCGGTCGATGGTGGCCAAGTTTGAATGATTACTTCCGCAGCCGTCCTGTCGTTATTTTGCCTGATAATGATGAGCCGGGCGAGCGCCATGCAAGGATTGTGGCCGATGCTTTGACGGGAACGGCGCGATCGGTCAGGGTACTTCGTCTGCCGGATTTGCCGCGCAAGGGCGATGCTGTGGACTGGATCATCATGGGCGGTACGAAAGACCGGCTGATTGATCTGGCAAAGGGTTGCCCGTTCTATGATCCGTTGCAGCAGCCGGAGATCAAGCCTGATATTATTGAGGCTGCGCAGAACACGGTTGATCGTCCGCGCATATCGTTGACATCGTGGGCAGACATCGAGGACATCGAGGTTGCGTGGCAGATCGACAAGCTGCTGCCGGCTGGTGGACTGTGCGGCATGTACGGCAGGCCAGGGTCTTACAAATCGTTCGTGGCGTTGTACTTGTCGGCAATGATTGCAATGGGGCAAGAGGCATTTGGTCGGTCAACTGTGCAAGGTCCGGTCGTTTATATTATGGGCGAAGGTGGGAGCGGCTTGAAGCCAAGGCTTGATGCGTTGGCAAGTCATTACGGCATAGACGAGCCACCTGTATATTTTTTGCGCTCGCAACTTGATCTGCGATCGACAGAAGACGATGCAATTGCATTGGTGCAGGCTGTGGGTGCATTAAATATCAAACCGGCGATGTTGGTGGTTGATACATTGAACCGTGCGTTTGGTGGGGGCGATGAGAACACATCTGAAGCAATGGGCGGATTTATCAGCCGCTGTGGTCTGATCCAAGATCAACTTGGTTGTTCTGTCCTTGTTGTGCATCATGCTGGTAAGAATGAGGCGGCAGGAAGTCGCGGTCACAGTTCATGGCTTGGTGCTTTGGATGCAGAATATGAGCTTACAAAGATCAGCGATGAAGACAGTCCTAATCGCATTGGCAAATTGGCCGTCACGAAGATGAAGGATGGTGAAGACGGATTTGACATTGGCTATAAGATGGAGGTTGTTGCATTATCGCCTATCGGTGGCAAGTCAAGCCTTGTTTGCGTGCCGCTGGATGAGGATGGCATGCACGATCTGAAGGCTAAGTCGAAACCGTTGACGAGGCATCAGCAGCAATTATTTGACGCTATTGAAATGGCTATCGCGGAATGTGGTGAGGTTGTTGGTAGTAATCACATACCGTTTGATGCCAAGTGTGTTAAACTACGCACAGTCCGTGAGTATTATTATAAACTTGGTGGCGCAGAGCAAGAAACACTTAGAAAGAGATTTCAACGATGCTTTGACAGCTTGCTACAACGTGGCACGATCGCAGTTTGGGGCGATCATGTTTGGGTAGTCTAAATATGAAGAAGATCAGCAGGCGTGATTTGATTAGCAGAGGGACGGAGGGCCGCGAAGCGGTACGTCAGGAGATCGAAGCGGTGGGTGCATCGCAGATCACTGACGTACTGTCTTGGCAAACGAACGAGTTTGGTCAGATCACGAATGTGCAGATCGTGCCGTCCGATCAGTTGCCGGAGCGAGCGCGGCGTGGGATCAAGAAGATCAAGATCACGCCAACGGCTGTTGGTAATCAGGTCGAGGTCGAGATGCACGATAAGCTGTCTGCGTTGCGGCTGCTGGCGCGGGCAGAGGGACTACTGGATGGGACTGATGATGCTGACAAGCGTCCAAGCCTCGTCGGGATTAACTTGCGTGGACCGAAGGAACTGACGGATGGCGAGAACGAGGGCAGCGACGGACAAGTCGAAGCGACCGAAAAAGCAGACGGAGCAGGAGGCGCTGGAGGGGCTGGACCTTGATTTCAGCAAGTCGCCGGTTGTCTGGCGGTTTCTGAATGATGACAGCTTTGTTCGCGGCTTGCTTGGGCCTGTCGGCTCTGGCAAGTCGTATGCGTCTGCGGCTGAGATTATCTTGCGAGCAGTCAAGCAGGCACCATCGCCGCAGGACAATATACGATACACCCGGTTTGTGATTGTGCGTAACTCCTATCCTGAGTTGCGAACAACGACGATCAAGACTTGGCAGGAACTGTTTCCTGAGAATGTTTGGGGTGCCATGCGCTGGTCCCCGCCGATTACGCATCACATCAAGCTGCCGGCGAGGGGTGACGTTCCAGGCATTGACTGCGAAGTAATTTTTTTGGCATTGGACCAGCCCAAAGATGTCAGAAAGCTGCTATCATTGGAATTGACCGGCGCATGGGTAAACGAAGCACGAGAGTTGCCCAAGGCAGTGATAGACGGATTGACCCATCGCGTCGGTCGCTTTCCTACAAAAGCTAATGGTGGGCCGACATGGCGCGGCATTTGGATGGATACCAACCCGATGGACGATGACCATTGGTGGTATAAGCTGGCTGAGAAGGAGCCGATCCGGGGCCAGTACAAGTGGACGTTCTTCAAGCAGCCTGGTGGCGTAGTCGAGTCCTTTGACGACGACGAGGCGATTTTCTCTGCCGGCAAGTTCTGGAAGGAGAATACGTCCGCTGAGAACATCAACAATCTGCCGATGGGGTATTATGCCCAGCAGCTTGCTGGCAAGAACTTGGACTGGATCAGGTGCTATGCGCAGGGCGAGTACGTTTATGTGCAGGAAGGGCGACCTGTGTGGCATGAATACGATGATTCGACGATGGTCGATGATTTACGCATCCGAGAAGGTGAGGATGTGCATATCGGGCTGGACTTTGGTTTGACGCCTGCTGCGGTGTTGGGCCAGAAGATCGAGGGCCGCTGGCATGTGGTCCATGAACTTGTATCGTTCAGCATGGGGCTGGAGAAGTTTACGCACATGCTGTTGAGCGAGATCAACACAAAGTTTCGCATGTCCCAGGTTTTTATATGGGGCGATCCTGCCGGCATGAAGCGGGACGAAATCTTTGAGGTGACGGCCTTCGAGCATTTGCAATCGGTCGGCCTGAGGGCGCAGCCAACGGCATCGAACGATTTCATGGTGCGCCGTGAGGCCGGTGCTGCACCGATGCAGCGGCTGGTCAATGGCAGACCCGGTTTGCTGATCCATCGTGACTGCCACCGGATCAGGAAGTCACTTGCCGGCGGCTACCATTTCAAGCGTGTCGCTGTCGGTGCTGGCCATGAGCGGTTCAAGGATAGTCCACATAAGAACGAACACTCGCATGTCGGCGATGCGTTTGGCTACCTGATGATGGGCGGCGGCGAACACAAATATATAACGCGAGGCAAAGCCGGTCCTGGCGGTAAGCAATTTGTAGCAACGTCTGACTTTAGTGTGTTCTGATGCCAAAGATTACGATCGTACCATTTCGATGGTATCACATCAAGGCAATTGACATCCGCGAAGCAGAACAGCGGAACATAGACTAAATCCCAGATTACATGGATAAGCTGAAGCAGCAAGAAGCATTGGGCCTAAGCTGCACAGCTATAGTAGATGGTGAGGGGCCGGCTTGCTCTTGGGGCTACATACCGCAGTGGCCAGGCGTTTATGAGTGCTGGCTGCTGTCTGGATATCTAATTGAACGCTATCCGATAGCTACAATACGCCAATCG